TGGCCGGTAGAGCACAACTCCTTGAGGCCAAGCAGGCGACCGACGCCTTTACGCTGGCGCTCAATCTCGACGATCCGACGCAGCCGCATTATCTGCCGACGCAAGCGGCGTTCTTTGCGGATTGGGGCACGCGCTTTCGGGGGTTTGGGGGGGGATTGGCGAACGGAAAAACCAGTAGTGGCGTGGCCCTCGCGTTTTATTTGTCGGTCTGTTTCCCCGGCAACTGCGGGTATATCGGGCGCTGGGACGGGAAAGAACTGATTCAAACGACGATGGCCGAGTTCTTTCGCCTGGTGCCGGACTGGATGTTCGAGGTGCAAAATAAACAACTCGGGTATCTTCGGTTCAAGCGCGGCTATGGGGGCAGCGAGATTTTCTACGGCGATCTCAAGAAAGAGGAATGGGCCAGTTCGCTCAATTTGGGCTGGTTTTGGTTCGATCAGGCGGAGGAGACGGACGACGCGCGCTGGAATCACGGGGTCTCCCGTCTGCGGCGCGTCGTCCCGCTCCTGGACGCGCAGGGGCAGCCGCTCCTCGGACCCTCCGGCACCACACTCGTCGCACCGACCTACGGATTCGTGACGTTCAATCCCGAAGGGACGAGCAACTATCTGTGGAAGTTCTTTCATCCTGATTCCCCCACGAAACAACCCGGCTATGCCCTCTATCAAGCCACAACCTACGACGGCTTGGCGGCGGGGTTCGTCACGCAGGATTACGTGGACGCCATGCTCGCCGTCTTTCCGGAGCAAGCCCGTAAACGCTATCTGGACGGCTCCTGGGACGTGTTCGAGGGCAAGGTCTTTACGACGTTCGACCCCGCGCTCCACGTCATTGATCCCCTCACCTTGCGGGCCGATTGGACGTACTATGTCAGCCTCGATCATGGGTTGACGAATCCCACCTCCGTCGGCGTCTGGGCCATCACGCCTGATGGGGTGAAGATCCGTCTTCGGGAGCATTATGAAGGGGGTGGGAAGCCCATCTCCTATCACGCCGCCTGCACGAAGAATCTGGTGATGGATTTACCCAAGCCCCCCGCCTTCTACGTCATGGACCCATCGTGCTGGGCGAATACCCAGTCGAAAGATCATCGGGTGACGAGCGTAGTCGATGAATATAACGCCTACGGGGTGTTTCCCGTACCCGGGCAAAACGACTGGGCCAGGGGCTTTAACCGGATCAACGAAGCCTTAGCCCTGGACGCCCGCGCTACGCATCCCGGCACCGGGCGCAAGGGCTCCCCGCGTCTACTCGCCGTGTCGAGCTGTCAAGATTGGATTCGGGAGATGCAGAACTATAAGTGGAAGAAGGCGCGCGGGACCGTGCTCCGGAACGCGCCGGATGAACCGATCGACCGCGACGATCATGCCATCGATGAGACGATTTATTTCCTGAGCCTCGTGCCTGATCAGATCGTGCCGGAACCGCCCATGGAGCGGAAGAGCCCGCTTGACCTCCTCGCCGCCGCACGCGCGGCGTACAATCCCTTTGCCGAGGTCGCGGTCGGCAGTCCAACCTCCTGGATGGCGGTATAAGAGTTGTCTTTCCTCATCTCTCTATGGTAGAGGTGATGACTGATGGCGCGGAAACGTCCCCCGAAAACCGATTCGTCGAAATCGAATAGTGAGCGCGTGGGCGAAATCGTGAAGCAATATCGCGCCTTCTTCGATGTGACGGAAGACTTGCGCCGCGCGATGAAGCAGGACCTCGATTTCACCGTCGGGGGGCGCAAGCAGTGGGAGCAGACCACGCTCGACGAGCTCGACCGTGAGCAGCGCCCCGCCCTCTCGTTTAATAAAATCCATCCGACGATCAATTTCATCTGCGGCCTGCAACAAGAACGCGAAGTGGACTACCGCTACTTTCCGCGCGGCACCGAAGACGAGCATTTGGGCCGGATTCTCACAGCGCAAGCGAAATACATCATGGACCGCACGGGCGGGACACATGAGGAAGCCACGCAGTTCCGTATGGGCGCGATCGGTGGGCTCTCTGTGCTGGAAGTGGGTCACAGTTACGACTATACCGAGGACCTGATCGAAGGCGATGTGACCCTGACCTCGCTCGCACAAAACGCCTGGTACTGCGACCCCCTCGCACGGCGCTACGATAAATGTGACGCGCGGTATCAAGGGAAACTCATGTGGTATGCGACTGAGGCGGCGGCAAAGGCGTGGCCGGAGTCACAAGCGCGCCTGATGGGCATGGCGGACTGGCTCCCCTACGATCCCCTCACGACTGGCGTCCCGGAGCATCTCCTCCGCGAATTGTATGAGAAGGAAACCGGGCGCGTGCGCGTGCTCCAACATTGGTACAAGGTGCCGGTCACGGCCACGCTCCTCATCAACAAAGCCGAAGTTGATCCCGCGAAGGCCGTGCAGCGCATGAAGGACGGCAAGGAGGCGCAGGATTTCATCGAGACGCACGCGGCCCGCTACGGCATGGAGGCCGCCGCCCCCTATTCCATCGTGCAGGACCAGTCTCTCTATGCGCTGGTGAATCAGCAGACGGGCGGCATGATGCCGTTGGCCTCGCCGGAAGAGGGACAGCAGTTCATCGACCGGGTCCGTGCCGATGCCGGCGCGCAAGTCGCGGACAGCTTCGAGATTTTGAAACGCGATGCGACGGCGCTCCGCGTTTGTCATCTCACCGGCTGGGAATTGCTGGATGAGAAGCCCTCACCCTATGACGACGACTGGCGCTATCCATTTTCACCCTTCTTTTTCTATCACGATGGCGACAATTTCGGCGACATCAAGGGCGTGGTGCGCGATATTAAGGACCCGCAGCGCGAAATCAATTGGCACCATTCCACCTTGGTCGATACCATGGCGCGTGCACCCAAAGGGGCGACGTGGTTCGATACGGCGAGTAATCCGAATCTGAATGAACTCAAAAAGAAGCTCCCACGCGCGGGCTTCATCGGCACCTATACTGGTGCGCTTCCGCAGTATTGGCCCGCCGCGTCGTTTAATCCCGGCGATCTCGCCATGATGGAGATCGGCGGCGACTTCATCCATTCCATCAGCGGGACCGATAATCTGCAAGCGAATCCGCAACAGAAGACCGTCAGTGGCCGAGCCATTGGCGCACGCTTTGCTGGGGGATTGGTGGCGTTGGGCACGCCGTTTCAGCATTGGCAGCGGACGAAGGAATATACCGGGACGCTCGTGGCCCGCCGGATTCAGCAGTTTCATTCGCCCGAAAAGATGGATCGCATTCTCGGCCAGGAGCATAAAATGATGGAACTGGCCGGGATGGATTTGAAAATGATGGCCCCGCCTGCCGTGCTGTACGACCAGTACAAAAAGATTCAGGACCTCACCTTCGATGTGGTCGTGGGTTTCCAGGACGCGAGCACCACCGCACGCGAAGCTAATCTAAACCGCATGCTCCAACTCCTGGCGATGGGCATTCCGGTGCCGCCACAGCTCATCATAGAAGCCTCCGATGTGCCCTATAAGGCGGAAATCAAGGCGGCGTTGGAGAAACAAGGGATGCAGCCGCCGAATCCCGAGATGGCGAACGTGATCACCGGCATGCAGGGACAGGGGGCCGATGGAGTCAATAAGCAATAGAGAACGCCCGGTCTCGCTCAGGCCACTCCAGGAAGGCGTCCTGCTTACACCACGGAACAGGAAGATAGTTGACTTATTGCGTCAGTTGGAGTATGTGAAAAAGCAACTGAAGCAATTACTCGAACCATAACGCGCTTATACGGCCAGACTGTACGCCGTCAGAAGCCTACTAGGGGATTATTTCCCGTAGTAGGCTTGTTTATTCTGTCCGAACCATAGGAGTTTGTCATGGAAGACGCAACCATTGACGAGACGGCCTCGACTGAGGAACCCGTCTCCAATGCCGTCGCCGATGAGACTTCTGCCGAGTCCGCAGCGGGTGCTGCCGAGTCTGCCTCTGCGACCGCAGAGCAACCAGGCCTCGGAACGCGCACGTATGCGGGGAAGTATCAGTCCGCAGACGAATTGGAGCGGGCCTATTTAGAGAGCCAGCGCGAAGCCTCGCGCATGGCCGGGGAACTGTCCGCTATGAAACGGACCCCCGATCCGGCGACCAGTGCCCTCCCGAAATGGAAGGAGCTGGATGCGGAGCGCAATAAATGGGCGCAGCACATGCGCAATCCAAGCCTGGACGATGGCGCACGCAGCCAGGCGGATGAGCAAGTGCGGCTCTATGACCGCGAAATCGCCTATGAACGCGCCAAGGCGGACATCGCGCAACAATCGACTCGGCAACAGGCCGAAAGCGAACTGGAGCGCGATAGTAGCGTGCTCCTCACGCAATATCAAGACGACCTTAACAATACCACTTCGCCGCTCTTTCAAGCGTCGATGACTCGCTATCAGCAATTGCTCCGATCGGGATACTCCGACACCCTCAATACGAAGGCCTTAGCGGTGGCCTATGCCGCCGCGCTCACGGGCGCGGGGGCAGCGAAAGCCATTGCGGGCGACCGCTCCGCCCTGCTCAAGACGCTCAATACGAACGCCAAGAAAGCGGTGGTGGCGGGAGCCGGAGGGCCGTCGCCGGTCTCATCCGGTGGCGTAACGGGGAAACAGATCGAGCAAATGTCTGAAAAAGAGTTTGCGAAATATGAGCGGCGTCTTTTAGGAGTCTAACACCATGGCTGTTGTAACCAGTGCCGCAGTTGTGACCGATCTCTCGTCACCTCCCGATGTGACGCAAGCGTATTTCTCCAAGAAACTCCTCACCCGTGCCCGTTACCGTAACTATCATGCACGGTGGGCGGCAGAAAGCGAAATCCCTTCGAAAGAAGGCAAAACCATCATCATGCGCCGGTATCTGCACCTGGCCCTGGCGCTCTCGCCGTTGGCCGAAGGCGTCCCGCCGGCTGGCAAGGGCGTGAGTCTGGACGATTTTCAAGCGACGCTCGTTCAGCACGGCGATTTCATTGCGCTGTCCGATTATGCCCAATGGACACAGAAAGATCCGATCCTTCAGCATTGGACGATGTTGTTAGGGGAGCAGGAGGGCTATACCCTGGACTCCGTGGACCGCGATACAGCGGTGGCCGGCACGACCGTGATTTACAGCAACGGCTCGGCCAGGAATACCCTGACTGAAATCGTCGATTTCAATGACCTCGACCGAGCCATTCGCGTCTTGGGCAATAACGGCGCGGAGACAATGGTCGGGGGGAATAGCAGCAATGAGACCGAGAACAGCTATCCCACGATGGCAGCCTATCCCGCCGTCACGTTACCGGATGTCATTTTTGATCTCCAGAACATCAGTGGCTTCAAGTGGGCGAGCGAGTACAAGGGCGCGATGGAAGGCGAAGTGGGACGCTATAAACGCCTGGCGTTCTTTGAATCCGCCGATCCCTCTTCGTTGGGGGCAGGCGGAAAGAAGTTTGCGAGTGGAGGCGGATCGAGCACGACCGTCAAGAACACCGCCGGAACCGTCGATGTCTATACCATTCTGATCTTTGGACAGAACGGCTTTACCAAGGTGCCGTTGATGGGCAAAACGTCGAGTTTCTATGCCAAACCGTTGGGGAGTGCCGGGACCGCAGACCCGTTGGAGCAAGTGGCGACGATTGGGTGGAAGACTATTGGGGCACGATTACGAACCAATGAAAACTGGCTGTGCAGGATCGAGTCGGCTGCGAGTTTGTAAATGCCGATCAGTGAGCAGGTCTATAGCGTATATCTGGACGGGCGACCCTCGCAGCGGGGGTTGTCCCGTGCCGTGGCCGACGCGCATGCGGACTATCTCGCGCGCGGCATCGAGCGGAAGAAGGCGAGTGATAAACGGCGGGCGCCCTGTATCGAGGTGAAACTCGATCAGCAAATTACCCGCGAGGAAGATGCCCTGTACCGATGGGCGAAACAAGGAGGTTCGTAATGGCAGGCCCAGCAGTGGAACCGGCCAAGAAGGCCAAGAAGTATCAGAACCCCGCAGAGAGCAGCCCTCTGGTGGACTTCTATCTGGAACGGCAGCAGTTCATGGACCCGTCAAAGCGCTATACGATCGATGTGAACGTGAACGGCTATCCGTTTTCGGCAGAATTTGGGAAAAAGAATCGGCTGCCGGAGGATGTCGTGTCGGTACTGCGCAACGCAAAGAGCGCGATTCATCCGTCCGCGAATGCCTCAAAGGTGGAGATTGCCCGTGGAGGCGAAGGTCGGAACCAATCGCAACTACTCGAATCGACGCAATCCCTGCAATACATCAATGACTATAACGTGGTGATCGAAAAGGAGCTGTAATCATGGCTGTTGCAACTGTCGTGCTGAGTCCGACGATCTTTCCAGGACTCGTGAAATTCAAATATACGTGCGATGGATCGCCGACGGCGACTCCGATCAATGTCGGGTTTGTGCCCTCGCTCGTGGTGCTGTGGAATGTGACGGATAAAGATACGGTTACGATTTGGTCTGAAGGTATGGCAGATGCCACGGCGAGCACGATTACGACCGCCGTTGCTGCCGTGGCCTCTGGTGGCATTACGCCGCTCCCGCAGACGGGCGGGACCAATCATGGCTTCCAGGTGGGGACCGATGTCTCGGTGCAGGAAGCGTCGAAAGTCTTTGAAGGCTACGCGATGCACTAACGGTGTGATGCGGCCTGATCCGTGGCGGTAGTCCCTCACGGTGAGCCGACGAAAGGATTCCTATGAGCACAACCTATGGCGAAGATGGTGGTGGCGGACGGCATTATAGCGATAAAGGGTTCGAGTGGCGTCCGCAGCGAATTTATATCCCGGCCTGGAACTTTTCCGGGCTGGATTATGAGGCGACAGGCGCCGCTGATATCAAGTCCATGGGGACCGGCACACCCAGCGCAACCGAACTCATCATGACCGAAATCAATACCTCTGGCGTGACGGCTTTAAATATGATTGCCAACGCCACATCGATTGAGACGTTCATGATGATTCCGACTGATATGGACATTCAAAAGAACGTCTATTTCCGTGTCTGGTGGACCGCAAATAATACATCGGGGTCCTGTACGTGGGACGTACTCTATAAAGTCTATATCCCCGGAACGACCATCCTGGGGACGGCGGTGTCAGCCACGGCGCTCTCGACCGCAATCGGGGCGCAGACGATGGCCGGAGTGGCCTTTACAATTATGCGGACGCCCGAAGGCATTTTAGGAGGCGGAACACTCCTCGAAACGACTGAAGGCATTCAATTGGGGGTGGTGCGGACCACCGCGACGACGATTACGACCGCCTCATTTTTAGGGTTGGAGATTCGCTATAGCCCACGGAGGCTCCGTGGACCAGATGGCATGTCGCGCGAAGCGAAGGCTCCGGCGACGATTACGAGCAAACAATATATCTAATCTGAAAGAGGCAGGGGAGCGCTCCCATGCTCCCCTGAACAACCGATGGATCTCGGAGAAGCCTCGAAAATCGTGCGGGCCGTACATGGGCAATATAACAGCGAAAAGGGCGCCTTCGCCTATCTCGACGAGGTGTTGAGCGCCATAACCTCCAATCAAGAGACGATCGATAAGATCGAACAACGGAAGCAGGAGGCGGCGGACGCCTGCGACCTAATGCAGGCGAAACTCGATGGACTCACCGCCCTCTATGCCAATAAAATACAGGACGCAGAAGCGCAGTTCCAAAACCAGCACGCTGTGCTCTTTCAAGAGATACAGACACTCCAAGCTAAACGGACCCAACAACAGCAGAGTGAGGGGGTCTATCGTGAACAGCTCGCCAAGGACGAACGGGAATCACAGGCCCGAGTCCTGACGTTGCAGCACGAATTGTCTGACCTCCAGCACCAGAAACAGGACCTTATCGCGCAAGTGGCAGGCTTACAAGACTCCGTGCGAGCGATTCGGAGCGCCATGGCGGGGGTGCCAGCATGAGCCACCAAAAATCAAAAGCCTTTACGGCTGCCGTCACGAATACCGTTGTGAACGTCGAAATCGTCGGGCATTGCCGGTTTATGCTCATGGATGTGGGCAATGAAAATGCCACGTTTCAATATGTCCAGATCTTCAATCGTCCGGCGGCATCGATCACGCTCGGCACGACCGCGCCGATGATGTCGTTCTTCATTCCTGCATCGGGCGGTCGCGTGATTGCATTAGGTGCATCCTGCGATTTTGGCGGGGATGGATTCTCGATAGCCGGTACGACGACACGAGCAGGCAATACGGCACCAGGCGTGGCCTTGCCGGTGAACATCGCACTCGGATGAGGCGATGGACGTGAATAGCGTACGATAGACGGGCATATCTCCAGTGCTCAGACACCATATACATGCAGCAGGAGTTTACTCGTTCACTCGGTTTTAACCAAAGGAGACGACCATGGCGATTCATCCAGCCGGTATTGTATCCGATCTCAGCGCGGCGAACGCGACGGCGTTTAACCGCATCGAATTGAATCCGACGACGGTGGTCTTTGTCACCGAAATCGGGATCAGTATGAACGGGGCGCCGAACTCGACGCTCGTGCCGGTCGAGTTCAATTTGCGGCGTACCTCCACCGTCGGGACCGGCACCGCCGGCACCGTCGTGAAAGTCAGCAGCAATTCAACCACGCTCGTGACCACCGCCTTGGTGGAAAATTCCGCCGACGGCACGCCGGGCGATTTCTTGCACCGCTGGTTTGTGCCGGTGGTGAGCGGCGTCATTTGGGTGGCCGCGCCGAATCGGGAACCCGATTGCACGGCGGCCCTCTTCATGGGCCTGCTCAACGTGGCGGCCCTGGGGGCCAGCATCAATGCGGCAACGTACATGATTTGGGAAGAATAGTTCTTAGTACTTACTGCCTAGCCATGATCGCCTGTTTGAGATCGGCCCAGTTTCAGTACCCAGACGGGAGCGGCAGTATCGTGGTCGAACTTCGACGACAGCACGATACGGATTCGCACTGTGATAATAAGCAGTTCATCGTGATGAAACGCTTGACGCGCTTCCCAGCGGTGCTCATCAAAAAGGAATGGGGCACCTACCGGGAAGCCGTGCGGGACTGGGACGAGAAGGTGGCAAAGATCACCGATACGGGGCTGGAACGCCGGGACGCCAAGATCATTGGGTTCCGTGAGGAAGGCTAAGACGTGACCCGCCATGGCCAATCTCATCTCCCGCACCACGGGCAACTGGACGGCGGCAGGCACCTGGGGGCTCGTCGATACGACCAGCCTACTGATTAGCCGTGTTGGGACCGATGTGCCTCCCACGTCGCCTGGGGCCACCGCACGTTCATCGGCCTTCACGCCTGGGGCCATCACGATCGACGGCATTGCGATCAACCTCGCCAATCGCACAGGCACGACCGGCACAGTCAAAGTCGTGCTCTGGAATAATACCGGCAGCGCCGAAGTGGCAGCGACGGCGGTCACAGTCAATATCACCGATCTCCCAGCTGCCGTCACCACAGACAATAACGGTGGATGGACGGTCTTTGCCTTTGCGAGCGTGTTGTTGCTCGCGGCCACGGACTACATGGTGCAGATTACGACCTCGAATACGAATCAGCTCCTCATCTATCGGGACGCCACCGCGAATAATTGGTCACGCCTGCTGCGCACCACGACCACGCAAGCGCCAGCCGCAGGCGATGACATGGTGGTGGCAGGTGAACTGACCGGCGCGGGCACCAGCAACAGCTACACCGTCACGATGAACTCCACGGCGGCGACCGACTACGGCTCCGGCGTGGCGGACGGCTCCTCGATTACGCCCGCGCTCTGCGTCAGCTGCAATGGCATGCTGACGTTCGGCACGACGGCCGCCACGAACTATATTCTACGTCTCTCCGGTAACATGGCGAATGCCCTCACGGGCACGATCAACATTGGCACGGTTGGCACCCCAATGCCACGCGATAGCACCGCTGTCGTAGAATTTGATTGCGCCGCCGATGCCGACTTCGGCTGGCATAATCACGGGGGTACTTGCAATATCCAAGGGCTCTCACGCACGTCTGGGAAAAATGTCGTCTTTTGCCTGCTGAATACCGATGAGGCAGCCGCGCAAACCG